GCAAGCATTATCCATACCTGCATTTGCAAGTGCAGTTAACATTATTTCTAATACAATTGCACTGATACCTATAACTTTGTATAAGCAAATAGATGGTAAAAAATCCTTGATCAAAAATGATATTAGAACGAAATTATTAAATTTTGATACCAAAGATACATTGGATGGATTCCAGTTTAAGAAAGCTTTAATAGAAGATTATTTGCTAGAAGGTGGGGGATATGCTTATATAAACAAACAAAAAAATGATGTAATCAGTTTAAATTATGTAGATAAGGAAAATATAAGCATAAATACGAATGCTGATCCAATTTTTAAAGATTACCAAATTTTAGTTAATGGTAAAAATTATAGGCCGTTTGAGTTTATAAAAATATTGCGTAAGACCAAAGATGGTGCAAATGGTATAGGTGTTATAGAGGAAAATAATCTTACTCTTACGGTGGCGTATTTAAGACAAAAATACGAGCAAGTATTATTAAAAACAGGTGGAAACAAAAAAGGATTTATAAAAAGTGAAAACAAACTAGATCAGGATAGTATAGATTTATTGAAACAATCTTGGAAAAATTTATATTCCGATAATACCGAAAACGTAGTTGTGCTAAATAAAGGTTTAGATTTTGCTGAAGCAGGTAGTACTTCGGTTGAGATGCAATTGAATGAAAATAAATTGACAGATAACAACAATATTTATGAAATATTTAATATACCTTCTAATTTTCCCAATGTGACAGAAGACGAATATAATAATTTCGTGAAAGTTGCTATATTACCTATATTAAAAGCATTTACAACTGCATTAAACAGGGATTTATTATTGGAAAGTGAAAAAGATAATTTATATTTTGCAGCAGATACGAATGAGTTACTAAAAGGTGATATGTTGAAAAGATACCAGTCCTACCAAATAGGAATACAATCTGGATTTTTGCAGTGGGATGAAATAAGAAATAAAGAGGATTTGGAGCCTTATAACGTAGACTTTATTAAATTAGGATTACAAGATGTATTATATAACCCAAAAACTAAAGAAGTGTATACACCCAACACAGATAAAAGTACTGTAATGGGACAAAATACCAACAATAATGAAAGCGTGGTGAACAATGATGAAAATAGAACTTAGAGATAATGGTGTACATATAGAAGGTTACGTTAATGTAGTAGACAGAGATAGCCGTATATTACCTTCGCCAAGAGGACAATTTGTTGAGCAGGTTAAACCAAAAACGTTTCAGAGAGCATTAGAAAGACAAGATAATGTAGATTTATTGTTTAATCATATAGAAGACAGACATCTAGGATCGACAAAAGAAGGAAATATGCAATTATATGAAGATAATATAGGACTACGGGCAATTGTAGATACAAATGATCCAGAAGTGGTTGAAAAAGCTAAAAATAATGAACTGACTGGATGGAGTTTTGCATTTAGTGCAATAAAAGACAGCTGGAAAGATGGAGAAGATGGAATGCAAAGACGTTATCTGGAGGATATAACCCTTCCAGAGGTTTCTATATTGTCTGTTACTCCTGCATACATAGCTACATCTATAGAGACCAGAGACAACAAACCTGTAATAACTGAGCAAAGAAATGTTATTGAAAAGTCTAATATTACAGATAAAACAACTAAAAAGAATAACCAAATAAAAGATGATAAAGAAGAAAAGCATGAAGAAAAGAGAGAAAAACCTATTGATTACTCTCTTGTAGATGCAGAATTAGAATTATACAAACTAAAACAACCAAAATTTAGATACTAGAAATAGTGTCTTTTTTATTTATTAAAAAATGAAAGTGAGGAATTGCATTTATGGAAAAAGAGTTAGTTGAAAAAAGAAATAAGCTTGTAGAGGAAATGGAAGGGCTTATTAATGGTATAAAGAAGGAAAAGAGAGCTTTTAATGATGATGAAAATAAAAAGATGGGTGAAATAAAGAAAGAAATTGAAGGTATTGATAATACATTGAAAACACTTGATGAAACTAGAGATTTTAGTAAAACAGAGGTAAAGGAAAAGAAGGATAAAAAGGTAGAACAGAGAGCATTGGATGAAAAGAACTTCTTAGACTTTTGCAGAGGTGAAAAGAGGGCTTTAGATACTTCTACAAATGGAGGTATAATACCAACTACAATTGCTAACCAGATAATAGAGAAGGTTAAGGAATTGTCTCCAATTTACTCTATGGCAACTATATATAATGTAAAAGGTACATTGGTATTTCCAGTTTATGATGAGACAAGTTCTTCGGTAAGTGCCAACTATACAGAGGATTTGACTGAACTTACAGAAGGTACTGGTAAATTTACTACAGTAGAATTAAAGAATTATATAGTTGGTTCTCTTGCTAAAATATCCCAAAGTCTTATAAACCAAACGGATTTTGACTTGCTTGGATATATAGTTAATAAAGTTGCCCAGGCAATAGCTAACTTCCTTGAGCATGAATTAATTGTAGGAACTACAAATAAACTGACTGGTGTATTGAGTGCAGTACAGAACGTAGAATCCAATACAGCAGGAAAAATCGATACAGATGATATTATAGATCTTATGGATCAAATACCTGAAATATACCAGGCTAATGCTTGTTTTATAATGAATAAGAGCACGAGAAATGCATTAAGAAAACTTAAATTTACTGGTACTGGAGAATATGTATTACAGAGAGATGTAACTTCACCATTTGGGTTTACTGTATTTGGAAAACCAGTATACATAACCGAGTCTATGCCAGTATTAGAAGCTGGAAACAAGGCTATAGTATATGGAGATATGTCTGGATTGGCTGTAAAACTTACTAAGGATGTACAAATACAAGTTTTACAGGAGAAATACGCCACACAGCATGCCACAGGCGTAGTTGCATATGTAGAATTGGATTCTAAAATAATAGATAACCAGAAAATTGCCACTTTAACTGTAAAAGCAGAAGCAGGAGCATAAAGTATTGAGTAGGGTTAACCTACTCTTTTATACCCTGGAGGTGTAAAAAATTGAAAATAAGTGAAATAACTTTGGAGAATTTAAAAAATTATTTTAGAGTAGACTATGAGGATGATGATACATACATACAAAATATTATTATACCGGCTGTACTGCAATATATTAAAAGTTATACAGGATTAGAGAATGAAGTAATGGATACAAAAGAGGATTTAACTATAGCATATATGATCTTAGCTAGTGATATGTACAATAATAGGGATTATACTGTACAAAATAACAAGATAAACCCAGTGGTTAATAATATCTTGAATAGATACAGCGTAAATCTTCTTTAGCGTTTGAGTAATGTAATTACACTACTGACGGTATAAAAGTGGCTTAGAATTGAAATTTGAAGGGAACATTTTTGTCCCAAAGCAGGTGATATAGATGGATAGTGGAAATTTACGGAATAAATTGGATTTATACGGCAAAATTGAAATTGAAGATGAGTTGGGAGCAACTAAACAGGTGTACCAGAAAATAAAAACTGTTTTTGGAAATATAATACCTGCTAATCTATCGGGAAGTGTAAGCAATGGACAAGCAAATACAATATATGCAAATGTAACGCATAAGCTAAAAGTTAGAAAATTATCTATAAAAGATCTTACAGTGGATATGTATTTTAAAGATAAAGATGGACTAAGATATGATATAGAATATTTCCAGCCAGATTACAAACATGACGATTTTTGGGAAATTATGCTTAAAATAAAGTATGAATAGGGGTGGTGTGAATGAAAGATGGATTTGATACCCATGAATTGGATGACTTTACTAAAGATTTATTGAATTTAGCACAGCAAAAATTGCCTAAAGATAGTAAAAAACACATAAAAAAAGAGGCAAATAAGCTTAAAACCAACACCAAAAAGAAAGCCAAATCTATGGGAATCACAGAAGAAGATCCTGGTAAAACAAAATTTTATAGTGGCTTTAAGAGTGGTAAAGTTTATAAATACAATGGTGAATTGTCTTGTAGAGCGTATAATGGAAGCTCCATTGCGCATCTGCTTGAGAATGGGCATATGATGATCGGTCATAAACCAGAAAAAAAAGAATTGAAGCTTAAGTATGGAGGTTCTTTTGTACCTGGATACCATTATACAGAAAAATCTTACCAGGATTTTAAAAACACGTATTATGATGATACGGAAAAATTTATTGATAAGATGTTGAAGGAAAAAGGCTTATGATTACGTTAAAAGATGTAGTAAAAACTATAAATACTTTATTAAAGGCAAATTTCACAGATGTAAAAATTGAATCTAATGACAATGCTGAAGGTTTTGATAGACCTTCTTTTTATGTGCATATGGATAGTAACAGCACAGGACAACAAAATGAAAATGTAACAACTAAAAAGGTTGGAATTAGAATTTATTATTTCCCAACAGATGAGCACGAGTGCAGTATTGAATTGTTAGAAATACAGGATGGATTAGACGGTTTATTTTCTAATGGATTTTTAATAAATGGTGATACATATATAAATTTAGATGAAGATGAGATTGATTATACAATTACAGACAATGTATTGCAAGCATTATTTTATGTGAATTACATGAATTACAAGGATTTAGATGCAGATCTAGAATATATGGAAGAGTTAGAATCCAATATAAAAAACAATAAATAGAAAGGATCGATTAGTATATGACTTTAAGTAGACCAAATATAGATATAGTATTTAAAAAGTTGGCTGAAAATTTTATAAACAGAACTAATACAAACAATGCAATTTTAATAATTAAGGATGACACAAATACAAATCTCTCTATTAAAAATTATATAAATTTAGGTGAGGTAGTTAAGGATAATGCACTATATACGGCAGAAAATTTCCAAGCAGTAAAGGATCTATTTGTGTCTAATATAAATAAAGCAACCATTGTTAGGATTCCTACAACTGGTACAATGGCAGATGCCTTAGCTATTTGCAATGGCTTAGAAACA